TCATCAAGCCCAGTGTTTTGTGCTTTACGAATATTGTTTTCGTAAATAGTAGAATCTTTTTGTCCGTATATTCTGTAAATCATAGTGTTTTCCTCTTTAGAACGATTGTGTTATAACCTGTCCTCTAATATCTTGATTAGGGAATTTCACTTCAAATATACTAGCATCTTTAGCTGGGTATATAACACCACCTTTAGTTGCGTTTATGATACTGTATTTATTTTGTGAATAGTTTCCGTTAAACTTATTTGAAATTTGCAATCCACCTATACCCTGTTTATCAGGTCTTACAACAGTCTGAACTCCATCTACTTTATCTATTTCAACATATAACTTAGAAAGGTTTATGGGTTCACCAACTCTCCAATTATCAATATCAAAATAACCCTTTAATGCATCGATGGCTCTTAATAGAACTTCATTAGAATTAAACTCAGGAAGAACTATAATTTCAAAATCGATACCTATATTAATTATATGTGCATCTTTTATGTTTACTGCATCAGTTAACATTCTGTGATATGATATATAATTTTTTAAGTTATATTTAGTTGCTGAGTTTAGTTGTGTTAGGTTTTTTTGATTATCATAACCCAATGTGTATAAATTTAATGCCAATGGGTTTGGGATTTCAGTATTAATATATTGACCATCTACTTTTGAATTTTCTAATTGATAGTCTTGAACTAAGTATGCTTTTGCTACTGAACCGAATTGTGGTGGGAGTGCGTAACATCTCATTACATAATCTTCTCTCGTTACAGTTCTATTTTGTGCTGCGAAGAATGCCATAGCATTCTGTCTAATCTCATCTTGCGTTTCTGTAGTTTTACCACCAATGGCTGGTTCAGGGTTTGTACATGCCAATGATTGTTTTATAAAGTTTACAACTGATGAATTAAGATTAATCTCATTTGCAAACTCTGTTGTACTTGCTAGTACATTTGTTAAGTCTTTTGCTGGAACATTATCAATGATACCATTACCAACAGTGTACTTAACTGTTAGTGTTGTATTTGATGGAGCAACTCCATATGTTTTTGTATATAAAAAGTTAGATGGGTCTAATGATGAATCTAAGTTTTGTTGTGCTGTATATAACCCCGAACCAACATTATCAGGATTGGGAATTATTTCCTCATCTGCATTTGCTGATATACCGGCTCCGAATTGAATAGACATAATTCCATCATCTTCAAAATTGGTTGTATATCGCTTCGGAACTCTATTTAGTTCTAATAGATATGGTGTATCACCACTATACAAATGAAGGTTGGTTGAGTTATCTTCGTTATTATCAATTTGTTCAAACACAGTATCTTGTGCTAAGTATGGGACTCTAGTCCATACATCACCATCTGAATCTTTTATTGATTTTACTCTAATTAATTGTGGTTCTTCTAATTTAATCTTATCATAAATCTTAGGTTGCTCGAATGTAAAATCTTTAGTTAATTCTTTACCACTTGTAGCTCTTACTTTCTTTTTTAAAAGATAGTAAATAGGTTCGTTTGTGTTTTCATCAATCTGATATACCGATACATCTGTTTTTTCAAATGAAGAAGAGAACGAAAAGTTTAATTGATTTACAGTTGTGAATTCTACATCTGTAAAATCTGTAGAACCTATGACCATACCCTCTTTAACACTCATAGCGTAACTATAATCCGGCTTAACATTTTCACCTGAACCTATTGCTGGTACAAGTTGGAATACGTCTATTGTTACGGATGCTGGTACAATATTCTTTGGTTTATAACCATATGAATTTACTATATTAAAAAGATTTGCGTTTTCCTCTGCTGTTGTTAAAAGAGATTCTCTTAATTGTGTATCTGTATAAAATGATAATACATCCCCAACATACGATGCCATTTCCATAAACATCATACCAGGAGATGTTTCGTTGAAATCATTGTAAGTATTTGGAAAATAGTTTTTAGAAAACTCAACTAAGTTTTTTCTAAACTCACCAAAATCTCTACCGATTAACGATACTTCCTTTTGTACTAAGTCGTTTTTTGCTTTCTTTGCCATTTGATTTCCTATTCTATTACTGCCCCATCGGCATCTATGAACAATACTATTTGGGTATTAGCCCCTTGTTCCGTTACTCTGAATCTTAATTCGATTCTTAAATGATTTCTGTCATGTTGAACGTTGATATCTATATTATCAATAACTATATAGGGTAACCAATATTTAATATCTTTTGATAACGTTTCTTTTAAACTATCTTCTAATGATTCATCCATATTTTCAAACAATAGGGAATATACATCAGAACCAAATTCAGGTTGAAACGGTCGTTCACCCTTTCGTGTTAACAATAAGTTCTTTAAATTAGATATTGCTTGCTCTTCAGTTGTATAACTTTGAGCAAATAACCCATGGGGTTTTCCAAAGGGTAATGTAATACCAACTGCGATATCCTTATCCAAATCAATTGGATTGTAGTGATATAGTTTTCTCTCTTTAGCCATCTAACTACCTTCCCCTTTTCTTGTCAATCGCTTTCAACAATTGAGAATAATCTTTTGTTATAGCTCCTGCCACTGCCGCAACGTGTTCGTTACTTGCATCAACCGGCCTGCCATCAATATCCGTAGCTGGTAGTGTTGATTGAGAACCACCCTGCACAAACCCTTGAGCTTGATTAGCACCGAAGGTAGATTCCATATTTCTCCACTCACCACTTGTATCTACATCATTTAACATTTCATTCAACATTTGATTCTTAACAAATACTTTTGGTTTAGGTGGAGTTACTGCACGTTCTTCTTTTAAAATATCAGATATGTTTATATCCAATGGGTCTTTAACCTTTTTAGGTTTAGACTTTGTTTCTTTTATAAGTGGTTTAGAAGCACGCTTCACTTCCGTAATTAGAGGTTTTAGTTCTTCCCTAACTACCTTTCTTACGATTACTTCTAATAATTGTGCTAATTCTTTTGCTTTCATAATTGTGTACTTTATATATAAATATTAAAATGTTTAGTTTTATTTCATTTTAAACCATTCCCACCCAAGGTGCTGGTATTGGTCCTATTGGAATTGGTGTAATTGGCGAACCTGCGGTTACAAATTCAGTTTGCAATCCACCTACTGTTGATAAGTGGTTAGTAAATGCTGTTACTAATTTTGTAGCAAACGGAATTCCGTATGGTATTTTTTGTGGTCCATCTGAAAATGCCGTTAGTAAATCGTTTGCTAATGCGGGAATCACCCCACCATTATTTATGATATGTGTTATTGGAACAGGTATCCCTGCCGTTCCAGTTGAGGCTGCCATATTAGCAGGATGAAATGGAACAGGTGACATTATTGCTGATAACCAATATGCTGATGTTGCGTTTGCCCAGTCGGTGAAATGGGATAGTTTAGGCTTCCCCTCAGACTCCCTAATATCATCTAATGTTTTCAATATACCGATTTCAATTGCCGATGGTGGTATCGTATTCATTACTATATTCGCATGAAGTGATGTGTTAGCAGTTGATACCGCTATATCATATTGGGTTGCTATCATATTAGCAGTATCCTTATGAGTTTTTTCCACAGCTGCGTTTAAAAAACCACCAACTGTTCCAATAAATGTAGGCCAAATTGCGGGCATAATATCCTATTGTTTCATTGCTTTAATATCACTAACTATCTTAGCTACTTTACTTGCGTTGGTTGCAGGGCCTGTTGGTCCTACCCCAGTTGTATAAGTTGCAGCTGCTGATGTTAAATCTTTTAGTTCACTTGCTAACTCTTCTATAAGAGTAAATAATTTATCCATCTCCATTTGCCATCCCGGTGTTGAATTGATAATATCTTTTGCTGAGTTTAAAACAACCACATCAGTTTTTGCGTTAAGATATACTCTATCTGAATTTAAAAGTATGGTTGGTTTATCAAATGAACTTTGTGCATCAGCTGAACCTATACCTGTTTGAGCTGGTGATAGAGTTATTTTTTGTGATGATGATAACCATATAGATGCTAAATCATCATTAACATCTTCTATAATAAATTTATTGTAACTGCCTGGAGATTTTCTACCATTAGATAAGATTGTAATTGGGTCGTTATCTGTTGATGAACTCCAAGATGGTATTTGGGTTGTATCACTACCTTCGGGTGTATATCCGAATCTTAATGAGTGTCCGAATCTACCCTCTATTAAGGTATCACCTATAAATGGCTGTAACGAACCTATATCATCTCTTTCAGAAAACCCTTTTCCTAAATCAGGCTCTGAATCACCACTTCCACCTGGATTCCCAGCAGCTGCTGCTGTATATTTAACTGCACTTGCGGCAGAAGAAATTAAGTCTGCAGAGTTTGGTAGTGCGTTATTATGTGGATTCTTTTGAAGTGATATTGGGTTTAGGTAGTAAAATGTTTGATTTTGTTTTCTTTTATTTGGATTTGCAGTTGCTGATGTTCCTGGTATTAATATCACAGCCTCACCTATTAATGGTATCCTTCGCATACCCATATCATACGGATATGCCTTTATCTGTGAATTGGGGTTACTTTGTTGAAAGCATTGAATAGCGTACACATCATTGGGTTCGCTATCTTTTAATATTATTTTCTTTACTACGCCAACAATCATTAGTGTTCCTCAATTTCGATTGGTTCTATTGCTTCTAACTGCTTATCAATTTCTTTTGCGTTATCTATCAACTGCTTCTTCTCATCAGCTGATAACCCAAAAGCACCACCATCATCTGAATTAGCATCCTTCATCATTCGTTGAACAATTGCTGCTAACTTAACAATTTGGTCATCATTCCTAATAGATACTTCCATATACTCTTTTATTAAAGGTACAATTACAGTTGCATCACTTAGGTTCTTAACCAATGGTTCTAATTGTGCAATAAGAAGTTTAAGCTGTCTATCCTTCTTTTTGGAATTGTTATAAACATCAGACATTATATCTGAGAATGTTTTACCTTTAAATAATTCTGTATCTTTATCCATTACTAACCCTTTAATTTATATTTTGTAGAAATGTGTCCTTTTACGTTGTACTCTCTGTACAACTCTACATATATAAGTTTTAATTTACCTACCACTTTAGTTATATATTGTGTATGAACGCCCGTTCTTTCCCTTATAAGTATGTAGAGAGCTTTCTTATTGTACGAATATAAATCATATCTGTTCTTAAATAATTCATTTATTGAATCTGCTATTGCTCTATCTCTATCTTTCAAAAATAAAGTGTAAAGATGATAATCTATATATTTTGTAAAATGGTCT